TTGTTGCTTGTTAGTATAACACCTATTATTAACAGAAAGGATGCTATCCATTTAATATACCAGTCTAATGTATGTGTCGGAGTTAACTTTTGTATCTTCAACTTGAGCCTACTGTTTCTCTTTCTATGTCGTTATGGTCAAACTCAGCCCAGTATAATTCAAAGGCTTCGCCATGTGAGATACCTTCAAACTGATGGAACTCTCCAGGTTTTACAGTTGTCCATTCTCCTGGTCCTAGTACAGTTTCATCTATCAGGTTATAATCATTCTTCCAGACTTTTATTTTTAAAATTCCCTTGGTTACGTAGAAGCCATTCCATTTATATTTATGTTTGTGTTTACTGCATGTACTGCCTTCTTTAAATTCAATCCTATGAAATTCCAATACTCCATTACCAAAAATAAATTCTGTTTCTCCCCACACTTTACCTGCTTTCATTATATATTCCTTTGAATTTTATCTATAAATTTTCTTTTAACACAGTTTATGTTTTTAACAGATGCTTCTCCTTCAGGATATTGTTTTGTAGCAAATTCTTTTAATGCAGGAATGTCCATACTAACATGTTCAAAACATTCTTCTTGTGTTTTAAAAATTAAAGGTTTGTTATTATATTCTTCTACAATAACAGCATCATAAATATGTTTACTTGGATCAACAAAAAGCATTGTTATTAAAATCATGTATACCATACTACTTCCTCTTCATGTTGTTGCGTTGTACGCCTTTCCACTTCTCAGCAGTACGCATACCACCAAGTCCAAGTAAAGCAAGGGTCAAAGACATAAGACCTTCGGTTTCAATGTAAGGTAGTACTATGTCTGCACCACTAAGGGCAATACCCCATACTGCTACAGGTTGTAGAACAAACTGCCATGCCAGACCGAAGGCACATATCCACATGATGGCTGGCCTAGCACCAGCAACAAAGATAGAAGGCGACTTCGCTTGTTCTATATTTGCCTGTGCTTGTGCTAGATCAAGCGATACCATCTGTTGTTTAAGCTCTGCATTAAGTTTAGTCTTCAGGTCTTTGTCTTCAACAAACTTGTCAAGGACTTTACCCGCTACTCCAATAACTGAATCTGCTAATCCTAACATCCTAGTCCTCCGTTAGTTGAAATATTGTAGGAAAATGTGTAATTTTATAGGCTCGTCTTTTAAGTTTTTCATCTACTTTATGGTCTGCATATAATATAATATTTAAATCTACATTTCTGGAATTTTTAAGTCTGGATGCCAAAAATGTTGCCCATTCTTCTGGTCTAAAAATAGAGACATGTACGTTAGTACCATCCCTAAACTTTTTAAGTGCAGGTAAACAAGCGATATTAAGGAACAATACTTTTTTAGCATAGTCTATAAGCTCATCAGTTACCCAACCAAGGTCTTCTTCTGGTACATGTTCCAATACATCAGTGCAGATAACAGAATCAAACTTACCAATGGGCAGCTTGTTATGTTCTGGATAACCTGGATCATATAAAGTATATTCATTTATATCCCAAAGTTCAGGAAGTGGTTTAGATGTAGGATTATCTATTTGAACTTTATCATAATCTTTGGTATAAAGAAGACCTTTCCCACTGCCATAATCAAGAAGTGTCTTGCAGTTGTTTTCTTTAAGAACATGTTGAATAACATCTACAAAACTAGCCACACTTCTGCCATTAAACATCTGGTCAGATGTATCATGCATTAGCTCATATTCTTTTAGAAGTTCTTCGTATCTTTCAGAGGGGTACTCTCTACTATAGTCATCATCACACTGGATTTCTGATTTTTGTGTTATTGCTGTAGCTTGCTTCATGAATAATATCCTTTAAATGTAGGTCGCTCTTCTCTTTCTATTTGTATATCCCACAGATCAGCAACCATAGTATCCTTACCGTGGAATGACAGCACACCTTCAAGACCAGGATCAGCAAAGACTTTCTCACAGTCCTGTGCCATAGCAAGAAGCTCACCTGTTGTCCAATATGTTTTATCTTTTACATTTACCTCAATGTACTTGGGCTTGGGAGTTTCACCACCTTCTATATCACCTGTAGTTTCTGTTTTCTCTTCTGCTGTAGGCTCATTCCTGCAACAATCAAAACCAAATAGATGTACATCTCTAAAGCCCATTGTATGGAACATACCTATACCTCTCATTGCCGCACATGTACCACCTGTAATCAGGGTAGCACCTTGAGGTATACCAAGGTCTTCATTTAACTTGACTACATTATTTGTAATCTGTTGTCCTTGCTCTTCCTGTTCTCGCAGGGAATCAGTAAAGGCGTGCCATCCCCATATATTAGCACCACTATCTTTAAGATGTTTGGTAACAGATGGGTCAGTCATAGACGCTACAAAGAATAATGTATTAGAAGATATATCTTTGAATAAATCTTTTCTTACAATGTTATGTGTACTTTTCCCCTCAATAGAACGAGGATCAAGAACTATGCAACCCCACGGCACGATGCCATTCTTTAGTAGATTAGGATAGGCATGTTTAACTGCAAGCATCTTTGCCGTAGGGTTATCCTTCATAAAATCTTTTAGTTCATCGTAGTCAATATATGGTCCTGCTGAAACAATAATACCCTTGTCTCTATGAGCAGGATGTTTAACAATCCATTTATTATCTTCAATTAATTTAAGATTGGTCTGGATGTTACTGGTAATGTAATCTTTAGGAACACAATCTCTGGGATGTACAATGATAGGTACACGCTTAACTTCTTCAGGTATGTCCTTAATATCTAGATTAGTAAGTACAACAACAAGATGTGTTACACCACCATCAACTACACGATCACTGGACGGCAGTATATGTTTTCTATTTGTACTTTCCTGATCAAAGTTAGTCCAGCCTTCTTCATCTTCAAAACCTTCTTGAACCTTGCTTGTTTCAATTTTATCAAAGACCTTATTAACACCCTGATACTTTTCAGGTGGTAGTTCTTCAGCTTCATCCTTTGTAAAGTAGTGATCCATCAAAACAATAGGAACAGACTTCAACATATCAAACTCATGTGCTACAGTCTGTTCACTATTGCCACTACCAATCAGTGCAATATCAATATCATCTGGTATGTCCTTGGTAAGAACATCTCTGACATTACCTTTATGTAGCTCATAGGTAAATGTTTTATTGTTGTTATCTTTAACATACTCTGCAAACTCGTCTAATCTTTTAACAACAGCAGCCTGAGTATTGTGAGGCTTAACATTAAACTCTTCTTTATCTATGGCAGACGTTGCATCTTCAAAAAGATCGTAACCAATGTAGTGTACCGCATCACTACGATCAAAGGCAGCGAGGGACATCTCAATAGCACGACCAGAGTTCCATGTACCAGTCTCCAGTATTTTCTTTGGTTCATAGAAACGAATAAGATCAGCTAGTTGTTTATATCTACCAGGAAGAATGTCTGGTGTGGTTGCATCCTCTGATAAAGGTATAACACGATTACCATCAGCATCTCTAAGGTTCTTGGCTAGTGGACTACGTAAGTCCACAAGAATATTATCAATAAACTCTGAGGTTTCTGAGTTCAATAATCTGTAGTTCATACCATGTGCATTATAGATAGATATGAAATTATTAAGAATAAAAAATACTCGCCAATCCCTATAGTTTAAAAAGTTATCAGTGATGTATGCACCACGTATATCAGCTATAAGATCAACGCATGGTTGATATAAAATTTGAAATGCTGCAAAGTGTGGTTGGTCTTCAATAATAGTGAGCGGAACCTCACTGTTATCAGGAGCAAATACTTGTTCTAGATAACTCGTAGTAACTCTGCTCATGGTATAACAGTGAGGGTCAACCCAAAGCACCCAAGATTGGGAGTTGTTAAACATAGACTCACTTATCGCAAATATTTTAGGAGCCTCTGTTAAAGCATCAAGTGTTTCATTATATTGTATGGCACCATTCTCTGTGCCGTCATGTTCCTTATTTCTTTCAATGAAACTTGAATAATCAGAAAGATTATTTAAATTAAAATAATGAATGTTTTTAGCTTTAGGTAATGAATAATTCTTAATATTCATATCATAATAGTAACAATCAAATTCAATATCAGAACCCCACTTGGAAGCAAAATCCTCTAGCAGCCTTGCTGCATTGTCTTTTAAAATTTTCTCGTTAAAGCATGTTACAATTCTATAACTCATAAGGTTCAACCATTCCTTTTCCTACAAGATACGTATACTCCTGGTTCCACTCAGATGCATAGTAGCCATCAGCATGACGACTACATTTCCAATCCTTGAACCAAGGACCACCAGTGGTGAAGTGTACATTCTTTGGTTTAATGTCAGAAGAAGAATGATTGTCTAGCCAGTTCCATTCCTCATCAATACCACCAATGTCTGAATCTTTATCACCAACCCATTGAAACTGGTGAAGCCATGATCCAGACTGGGTATTTACTTTCTCAACTGTAAGTTCCTTGTTCTTAGGGTGCGAACAATTCCAGAGCATAAGACTAGACCAGTTCTTTCTAGGATACGATAGTTGGACTTGGTTATCCATCTTTACCCTATTCTCTGGTTCATATTTATGCTTAACACAATATACAGGATAGTAATCTAGATTATACTCTTCAAAGATTTCATTAATGTCAGTACGTATGAGCATATCACAGTCCATGTACAATGCCCAACCCTCATACATATTAAGAGCAGGAACAAGAAATCTAGAAAAACTAAACTCAGTAGAGAAGGGACGACCATCCACTGAGTCTATTTTCTGTCCTTTATCTTCTGTATGTTCTCGCCAATACATATTCATTAAACGTAATATGTCTAACTTAATAGGGATCACACGAACATTATCTACAGAGATACGTTCAATAGTAAACTTCAATACCTCATAAGCTACACGTTCTTTAGGATCGTAGCCAATGTAAACTGTGTTAGGTGCTTTCTTCATAGGTACTCCAAAAAAGTGGTTAGCCACCAGAATGACCAATGCAAACTAAATGGCTAACCAAGTTAGACCAACATTAATTTATTTGATAGATAGTTTCCTTTTCATTTTCAGGAATAACTCTCTCAAGTAATATCTCCAACATACCGTCTTTCAACTTGACATCTTTCACAAAGACATTTTCTGCCAGTAGAAACTCTTTCTTAAAATCTCTATTAGCAATTCCTTTATGTATATACTCATCTTTCGTTTCACCGTTAGACTTTTTGCTTTCAATAGTTAGAGTACCTTCTTCACTCCTAACTGATAAATCTTTTTTAGAAAACCCTGCAACAGCCATTGTAATAACATACTCATCGCTGCTTTTCTTTATTAGATTGTGCGGGGGATATGTCCTAGACACATTATTCCATATCCTTACACCCTCATTTAAGAACCTTTCATGACCAATAGCCCACTCATCCAAGGCATCTAACATTGTAAGTCCATTAACCATATCATTCTCCTATTAGCAAGTTGATATTACGTGACCCATTATTGGCATCACACATATATTATACTACAATAATAGCTTTCTGTCAAGAACTTTTTACACACCACATGCTCCACCATGACCAGTGATAGTGCATATGTCATGCGTTTCCAGTCCTTCTTCAAACTCCTCACCTAGTTTTTCAACAGCCTCAGAGTAAGATACACTACTAAGTGGCTGACCACCACGGCATCCATCAGGGTACACTGTAAAGCCACGTAGTCTACCAGCATAGGTAGCTAATGTCTCAGTGAAGTCATCTACTGTGTCTTCATTATTAAGCTTACTACCCCACTCAGGTAGGTTAATTGTAGAAGAGATAGACATATCTACATAGTCCTGTATGTCTGCCTGGAACTTGATACGTCTCTTGTAATCATCAGCAAGATCAAGAGCAGACTCAATCTTATCTGGATTGATACCATACAGATCAATGATCTCCTGTGCAGCACTGTCTACTACGTACTGATAGTGCCAACGTGTACCATTCTTGAGATACCTACGTTTATATGCTACAGCAAAGATAGGCTCAATGCCTGTAGATGTACCAGCAAGGATACCAATAGAACCTGTAGGTGCAATAGCACGATTAGCTACAGGACGAGAGATGTTAAGCTGGTCAGCAAACTTAGCACTGGTGTTATCGCTAATACCTTTGTATACAGAGAGCCACTTGTGTAGTCCATCAGTTACCTCGTACTTCTGTCCTGCTTTGATCAGCCACTCATGTATACCCATCAGACCTAAACCAAGCCTACGGTTCTTCTCTCTAACGTCATAAACTTTCTGGTAAGGAAGCTTGGCACGTAGTGTACCACACAGCAGAAACTTAGTAGCTAGTTCTACTACGTTAGAAAACTCTGCAAGATTATCGATACGACCCATATTAATTGAGCCAAGATTACACACATCAGAATCATCTTCTGACGTAACTTCGGTACAGGCGTTGCGGAGTGTTTCGTTTTCTTTGTCGAAGAAGTTGAACGAGAACCCTGGTTCACCAGTTCTAAGGCTCTGACTAACATTAGTCCTAAAGGCATCTCCTACATCTCCTGTCTCATAGTAATTTAGTAACCATTCCGTATCGTAGTTTACAGAAATATTTGTCATGTCAAGTGGTGCAGGAAAGTTAAAGTCTTGTTCTTTAATCTGACCAATGGTATGTTCTGTTGTACCAATAGGCATATCATACCAGTTCTTTGACATAAGAAACTTATCTACGTCTGGATGTTTCCAATTAAGACTTGCATATATCGCAGATCTTCTAGAACCACCCTGCATAACTCGTCTACCAATCTCATTAATCATCTGCATCTTAGGTATAGGTCCAGAAGCAAGACCACCTGTACCATTCAGCAGCCTACCCTCTTCACGGTATGTGCTATAGTCAATACCAATACCACCGCCTGTCATAAGACAAGACTCAGACTTCCATGATATGTTAGCCCAGTCTTCTCTTGTATCTTCTTCTGCCTTGAGCAAGTAGCAGTTATTAAAAAACTTATTGTCACGCCCAGCATAGTAAAGATACCTACCACCAGGAATAAACTTGAGGTCTGTAATAATTCTTTTGAGTTCTTCTTTCTCGTCCTTAGTCATGTACGTTTGACATACATCATCTACAAGCACAGATGCTAGTGCATCCCATGTCTCACAGTTATGGTGGGAATATTTCTGCTTGAAGATATCCTCACTAAACTTTGAACGAAACATAGGATTTTCGTTTGATCGGAATTGTACCATCACCCCCTCCTTAATTGTAATAAAATTTCAAAATCATTTCCGCATAATGTATAGCCTTCTCTATATCTTTCTTCCCTTCTCCTTTGGTTCTGTGTCTAGTAATATACTTAATAACATTACCCTCAAAATAGTTTAGGTCATTTGCATGTATGTACTCAACAGGTTGTATACCACAGTCTTTGTAGTGATCACCGCCTACCTGCCTCTCCATAGTATCACAGGAAGGAGTGAAGTTTTTGTCTGATGTCATCTACGTTCTCCGATAAGGTTACTCGTAAAGCAAAAGTTCTGACTGTATCTGGCTCTACACCAGCAAGCTCACATGTTATATAAAAGTTTTCACATGTTGTACCTACAGACGCAAAGACCCATGCCATCGCCTGATCTCTGTACAGGGATGTTTCATGCGGTTCATTATACTTTTCTGGTTTGGATAAATCAAGCAGTGCTTGTAAAATAATTGCAAGATTGAGTGACCTATCAGGATTTTTGTTTGTTAAATCATATAAAGATTCAGCCTCTAATATATTATTAATCATCTGGCGGCTCTTGTACGGGTCTGTAAAACTTACCACCTACATAGTTATTGTAGTAGGCAGGTTCATCAGTACCTTCTAATTTTTCTGTTAGTACGTGATTAATCATTTGATAATAACATTCATAATATTTCAGACTACGTTTATTTTTATACTCACCTATAATTTCAAACTTAAAGTTTCTTTTACCGTGCTTCTTTATATCTTCGTTTAGGTGCTTACTAGAACCAGTATATACTTTCCAGTTTGATTCTACCTTTTTCTTTTTTCGTGTATAGAAATATTGTTTACATCCTATATAACATTTAGATGTTTTCTTGTTTGTTATAATATAAACAAATCCAAAGTGTGAGGTAGGGTCTGGTTTTCTTTCATACTTCCAGTGCATTACCAGTCAATCACTTCAGGGACATCAGGTTCTTTGCCAACTTGAACCAAGTATCTCTTACCTTGTGCATATTTAAAGACACGTATCCCTCTTTCTCCGTTAACGTCTGACCAACATTCTCTTTTATGAGAACAAAAAACACAACCAAAGGGTAACTTAAAATTACCAGACTTGCCATCAGGAACAGGATCGTAGCAGCGATCAGGGATAGTACCGCTATTAACCAATCCTTTAAGATGTTTAACCCTTGCTTCAGCATTTATAAACTCCATTGAATGTACTGGAGTTAATACAATCTCTCCAGTTGATTTATCTATTGCGAGGAAGGCTGCTTCCTTTAACCCATTAGCTTGTGCATATGCAGATATCTGTGCAATATATCCAAAAGGATCATCTTCTAATAAATTATTATTCTTAAACTTTTTAAATGAACTAGTAGATGCACTCTTTACATCTACAAGAACACCATCAATAATACAGTCTTGATGTCCTACTACACCACCAACGCTGACTTCTTTCTGTTGATCTTCAACATTGTGTCCAGCAATTGATGCACACATCAGAAGAAACTCTTCAAGAATATATCCATATAAAAACTTTATGCGTGTGCTTGATGTAAGGGATGCACGTTCTTTATCTGAATTAATATTATACCATAGCTGTCTATCTGGTTTACCTATTTGTGACAGCCTTAACTTTTTATCTACAGGC